TATATATTTCTTGACGATGATTGTTTTCCGATTAAAGAGGGATGGGCTGAATTTTTTATCGAAGCACATAAAGCAAGCGGACAGCATCACTTTATGTTTCTAAAAGAAACACCGACGATAAAAAGAATAGGGACACACATAGGGCAGATAGAATCTAATCAGGTATTAGATACAATGAAAATAAAAATATCTGCCAATGTGATAGAGATTTACGAATACAATAACTGCGCCGGTTGCTTTTTATTTCTTACTAAAGAAGTGATTGAAAAGGTGGGGGGATATGGGCAGTACCCAATGCCCTATGGGTTTGAACACGCCGGTTTTTCTCAAAGAATATTTAATGCGGGGCTTACTCCTTTAGGCGCATACACTTGTCCTGCCGGCATTGAAGAGTATATTTATTCTATGGATTATATGTTTGATAAACCTTTTAATAAATTAGTTAATCATTCTCCGTCAATATCAAATGAATTTCATAAATTAGAAAGTTATTTAAAACAAAATCAGGAAGCATATATTAAAGATATACAAATTATATATCAGCCGTTATGAAATTCCTATACGCCTTCGCATCTCGCAGCCGTCCTGATAAATTTATAGCCGGCGTGGAGAATATTTATATCAATTCCCGCAATAAAAATTTTGACATACTTGCCGCTTTAGACATTGACGATACAACAATGAACAATGAAAACATGATTGAGAAGATGAAGCGATACGACAAACTATACCCGATATGGGGGGCTTCAAAAAACAAAATTGACGCTATCAACAGGGCAATGATACAAGCACCTGAATATGACTTGCTAATAAACATGAGTGATGATATGACTTTTATTGAAAAGGGATATGATGAAATCATTGAAGCGGCAATGAATAAATATTTTCCTGACGGCGATTGCCTGCTTCATTTCCCAGACCAGAATCAAGGCGAAAATTGCATGACCATGAGTATCATGGACAAGAAATATTATGAGCGGTTTAATTATATCTATCATTCTGATTATGAAAGTTTATGGTCAGACAAAGAAGCGGAAGATGTAGGTAAAATATTGGGCAGATACAAATTTATAAATAAAAGAATATTTAATCACTATCACCCTTCCTTCGGACATACGCCTTACGATAATCAGTACGATAAAACAGAGGGCAGATATGACAGGGCGATAAGGGATAGGGATGAGCAGACATACATAAACAGAAAGGCAAATAATTTTTATTTGAATGTTACTTAGTATTCTTGTCCCGTCCCTCGAAAGCAGAAGCCATGAGTTGGTTAACCTGAAGGCGGATTTATTCAGGCAGATAATTCATTGTAAGGCAGAGGACGATGTTGAAATACTTACCGATATTGACAATGGCGAGATGACTATTGGTGCAAAGCGAAACAGACTATTATCCCGGGCAGGCGGAAAGTATCTTGCTTTTTTCGATGACGACGATTTCCCCGCATCCAACTATATAGAAAAACTGCTTGAATGTATTAAAACCGATTGTGATAATTGCTCCATGACAGGAGTGATTACCTGGGATGGAGAGCGACCTGAAATATTTGAACACTCATTGAAATACAAAGAATATAAAACCACCACGAATCCTGTTAAATACGAGCGTTATCCTAACCACCTTAATGTGATTAAAAGTTCTATCGCAAAGCAGTTAAAGTTCCCAGAAATAAATCACGGAGAGGACACAGACTATGCAACTCAGATTTTTAAAAGTGGATTATTGAAAAAAGAAACTGCTATTGATGGAATACTTTATCATTATAATTATAAAACACACAAATGAATCTGGCAATTTCCTACGCATTATTCGGGTTTGACCGCGAACGGGCTGCTAATTGTTTCGATTTCAACAGTTACGCGAGAGGTTTGATGCTCTGCTTACGCTTCAATCGCTTGCTTTATCCTGAATGGAAAACCATTCTCGAAACCGACCATGCCACATATGCCGGGTTTGAGCCGTTATTTAAAGCGTTGGAAGAAAAAAATATTATTAGAATTGAAAAGAACGCAAACAACGCCCCATTGTGTGAGGCAATGTTATGGCGGCTAAAACCTGTGTTCTGGACTAATAAATCAGACCAGACGTGGGAGTTCTCTCACGTTCTCTGCCGTGACCTTGACAGCCCAGCCACCTATCGGGAGGCGCAAGCTGTTCAGTATTGGGTGGGTACGAATAAGGCGATGCACGCTATTACAGACAGTGTGAGCCACGATGTGCCTTTGCTTGGTGGAATGATAGGTGTGCGCCCTGATGGCTTCTCTGCGAGGCTTAATGTGAATACATGGGCAGATATGATGAAAATAAGCAGGAGAGATTTAAGCTCAAAAGGAAGCGACCAATTATTTTTAAACTCTCAGGTCTACCCCCGCTTTGCGGAGAAAGGAACAGACAGCATCACGCAGCATTATTTTAATGGACACGGAAAAACATTTTTATCTGACTGGCATACCTGTGGTTGCCATCCGCCATCAGGACACAATAATGACTGCCCGAATAATATACCGCTTGACATATCTGAGGAGTTAAAAGAAACCAATAGCATTTGCGGACATATCGGAAGTAGCGGATTTTATCCTCCCCCCACATTTAATGTATTAAGAAAATATAAAGAGAGATTTACTGATTTACTGGAAATAGAAAAACAATATTCAGATATTTTTTACTGGACTAAAGACGGAACTTTTGATGAGTGACTTTAAATGTATATATCAGGATGCGGATATTTCTATTATAGAAAGAAAAATATATTTACAGGATTCAACGGATGAACAGAGAACAATCATACTGAAAACAAAAGAAAAAGAATTTGTTTTTGAATTTGTTTTTGGTAAATTAATTAATGCACATGAATAAAAAAATAGTTGTCATCAGCACTAATAACAACCCTGATTATTATTGGTATATTCCTTATCAGGAAAAAGCGTGGAACACTTATGGGTGGGAAGTGTGTATAGTGATAACGCAAGATGTAGATATTGGAAAATTAAATTTAACTATGAGGCAATCGCAATATAATCCATATCCCACATCTATAATACCCATGCCTGCCATAGAAGGATTGAGAACTGAAACTATTGCACAGGCGGGGCGTTTATATGCCGCTAATTACTTACCAGACGATGCTTTAATAATGACCTGCGATATGGATTTAATACCATTATCAGATTACTGGCATCCGAAGATTGAGGACATAACAGTTTATGGACACGACCTTACTTGGCGTAGCTTTTATCCGATGGGTTATATAGCCATGAGCGGAAATAACTGGAAGAAATATATGAATCTTAATGGCAATACGCATGATGAACTTATACGAGATGCCAAAGAAATAGAAGTTGCTTACCATCCTGATTGGAATAGCTGGTGGAATCACGACTGGACATTGATAACAAAAAGACTAAAACCATTTGAGAAACAAATAACTTTCATTGACAGGGGTCAGATTGAAATAGGCGGAGCTACACTTGCAAAGGGTAGAATTGACCGGCATAACTGGGAGGTAACACAAAACCAACCCGAACCTTTTATTGATATGCACTGCGAGAATAACAACGTAATGCATCCTGTTAAGTTAGAGCCGTTCTTAAAAGTGTTTAATAAGTTTTATCCATGAACTGTATTACCTCCGTTGCCTTCCGCGAGCCGTATCTAAGGCATAGCCATACTCAGGAGATAAGGGTGAAAGAGTTGTGTTCCGATGTATCAATTTTAACTTACAGGAATCAACTACCTTGTAAGGGGAGAATACATACCAATACCGATACCCTTGTCGGCGAATTTCAAAAATCACTATACGGATTCAAACCTCATGCAATTCAATTAGCGATAGACAAAGGATATAAAAAAATAATTTGGTTTGACCCTTCCGTATTACCTACTACATCCGTTCAAATTCTTTTTGATGCCTTAGACGAACATCAGATGGTAGTTGTTAAAGGAGATGCGCCACTTTCTAAAATGACGAATCAAAAAGCAAAAGATTGGTTTGGGGTTACAGATGAACAGATTGCAGGTATTAATCACATTGGTGGAACTGTTTATTGTTTTAACTTTAATAATAAAAAAGTGGTAGAAGTATTTAATCTTTGGAAGAAAGCAGAGGAAGCCGGGATATTTCAGAATCAGGATGCTTTTATGAAAGGAGACCATTGGTGCGATGAGAGTTGCATGGCTTTATCTATGTTTAAATGCGGGGTTAATCAATATAGTGAATCGAATTTTCGCTATATTAACCAAAAAGAAATATGAAACCCCTCCACCTCGACCAAATCCATAACTCACCCTTCATTGAGGCGTGTACACATATATGGAGTGACGATGTAAGCCGCACAGAAAAGGGCGGTGTTTGGGATTATTATGTGGCTATATCAAAACAATTCAATAAACCATTAATTGACCATACCAATTTACCTGAATCGGGAGTTATCTTTGTCGGGATGTGCCACTTGCTCGAAACCACATTCAACTCAATGCCAAGGCGCGGAAGTTACATAATAGTTCACCGCACCAACGATAGACCATTCACGCAGCTTATGTACGATTGCAAACCAAAAAGTGTCAGGCATATCTATACTGTGGACTGTCAAGTAAATAAACCCGATGTTTCGGCTATACCTTTCGGCAACGCTTCAATAAATGGAGAGGATGACTTAGTAAAGCAGATTGCAGTAGAGCCTAAACGACCAACGAATAAAAGTTTATTCCTTTGCTACAATACCAATCTCAGCACACCACACAGAAATGCTTCAATCCCGATAATGAAAACCAAGCCGTTTGCCTTTGTTTATGAGTTAGAATACCCTCACAAACAAATGGCTGCCGATGAGTTTTACAGGAACGTACACGACCATAAATACACAATGGCATTAGCCGGATGCGGGGCTGATGCTTCTCGGCAATGGGCTGCAATCCAGTTAGGCTCTATCCCTATCGTTACCGACTGCGCTGAAATGCGACACTTCGAAGATTTGCCAATTATTTTCTGTCCTCAAAATATGGAGGATATTACTATGGATTGGCTTGAAAAACAAGACATAAGCGGTAAGAGTACGCAGCGAATGCGTATGTCTTATTGGGCGAATCATATAAACGAAAAGAGAAAAGAATATGGAATTAATTGAAGTCGGCGGGCACACCATAGATAAATCAATATTGTCAGATGGATGTATTATTGATGTGGGATGTCGAGGATTTATTTTCTCAGATTATTTCACAGAAAACCAAGTTTATTGTATTGACCCCGACCCGGATGTTTTCTATGATAAAAATCCATTATCTAATAGTTTTATATATATGAATGTTGCCATCTCAGACAAAGTAGGAGATTCGCAGTACTACGAGAACGGAGAGGCAACCTGTCTAAAACAACTCCACCACTACCAAGACCATCGCATCAAACCTTGCAAGACAATTACAATGGACGACCTCTACAAGATAACAGGCGAGAATGTAGACATCCTAAAGCTCGACTGCGAAGGGGCGGAATATATTATATTAGGAGAAACATTCAAACCAATACCCAAACAGATAAGCGTGGAAATGCACAGGCATTGTGTACCAGAAATGCACGATAGAGAATATCCGAAAATTGTAGAAAGGCTAAGTAGGGATTATGTAGTTGCAAACGACCCCGCATACGAAAGAAGACACGGGTGTCCAGAGAATTGGTGGGATGTATTATGGATTCGTAAAGACATATTCAATGGAAATATTTAAAGACATTAAGGGGTATGAAAATACCTATCAAGTTAGTAACTACGGCAGAGTAAAAGCATTACACAAGGTAGTTAAAATGCCAATGGGTGGTAGTAGAATTTATGATGAAAAGATACTGTCACCTAGAGTTGGAAATCACGGGTATCAATATGTTAATTTATGTGCCAAATCATTCACCGTTCATAGGTTGGTTGCCAATACGTTTTTAGAAAACCCCAATAAATATAAATGTGTTGGACACCTTGACGATATAAAAACAAATAACCACATTGATAATTTAGAATGGTGTTCTCATAGTCAGAATAACAAAAGGGCTTACGACACTGGAATAAAAAAATTTAATACTAAAATGAAAATTGATTCTGATGGGAGATTTAAATTTGTAAAATGGCAATAATTGGACACGGAGATTTAGCGTCAGTATTAATTGACCAAGCAGATAAAATCTTCTTCGCATCAGGCGTAAGCAATAGCGGATGTGCCGACTGGTATGAATTTCAAAGAGAAAAAGATTTATTATTAACTCAGAGTAAATTTTCTCATCTTGTTTATTTCAGCACACTAAGTATTTATTATGCTGATACACCATACACCCGCCATAAGAAATTGATGGAGCGATTAGTTAAAGATAATTTTGCCGTTACTACGATTGTTAGATTAGGGACTATTACGTGGGGCGATAATCCAAATATATTGATTAATTATTTGAAGAAAGACAAAAGCAGGGTGGAGAATACATATAGATATTTAATAGGAAGGGATGAATTCAAATATTGGATGACTATGATACCAGACTGGACAACAGAGATGAATATTACCGGGCAAAGAATGTCAATACAAGAAATAGTTAATAGATATGTATTATGAAACAACAATTCACCCCCACAAACAATGACCTATCTTACTACCCTCTACTCTTTATGGCTCTCGAAGCAACGAAGGGCGAAATTATTGAAATGGGTACTGGGCACGGCTCAACGCCCCTCTTGCATGAATATGCCACGCTCAATAAACGCCGCCTTTTTTCTTACGAAACAGAAAAAGACTGGATAAGTAAATTTGAAGACACCGCCAACGAGTATCACGAATTTACTCTCCTCTCAAGAGAGGCATGGGATGTGTGTTCAGACCTACATTCATCTCCATCGGTAGTATTCATTGACCACGCTCCCGGAGAAAGACGCAAAGAAGATGTCATCCGCTTTAAAGACCAAGCTGAGATAATTGTAATCCATGACACCGAACCGACAGGAGCAGGTAATTATCAGGTGAGACAGCATTTCCCTAAGTTCAAATATTGCGTTGAAGTGATGAGTAACGTCCCCAACCCACACGAAGCAGGTGCATGGGCGACAGCACTAAGTAATACTATTGACATTACAAAATGGGTTGGCGAAAAGTTTGGAGAATATAATATAAGTCAATGGCAGAAATAGTTCCCATAATCGGACTCGCTTGGTTTGCCTGTTTATTAGTGCAGGCATGGAAGGACTTATTATGGCGCACTAAACACCTAAAGTCCATGAAGCCGTTTTCTTGTCAGATGTGTATGGGGTTTTGGCTTGGTTGTTTATATTTTATTCATAAACCTATACTTGAAATGATTATATTTGCCTCAATTTTATCACTCGTAACCGTTCTGATTTATCATATCACATCAATTGTCGGTCGTAAAAATACATCGGTATGATTACTGAAAATGAATACGCGGAAATACTCCCACACAGAAAAATGATTTTACAATTTAATCAGACAGGACAATATTCGGGAGGTGATGCTTTACATATCGCCAATCGTTTACGTCAGAAGTATGGCATCGCAGCACCCATTAACTATGGTTGTGATGGATGTAAGGTTGCCGCTATGAATGACTTGTATGAAATAATGAAGGAATATGAAAGCAAGACCCTGATAAATACAAGATGAGATAAGGTGAAACTAATAATTATAGGCACAGTTGAAACACTTAGCACTCGACAAGATGGTACAATCAAAGTTAATTTTGGTACTCAGGAAATGGGTGCTGATGAAGCCGGTAAGTTATTCCATTTTAGAGGTAAGTATTGTAAGTTATTCTTATCTGACGATAATATAACAGACCTTGAAGCTAATCTTATTGAAGCTGAAAAGGTTACAGGTACAACCAAGAAGAGTAAAGGGCAAAGACTTAGAGCCGTGTTATACCGATTATGGGAACAGAGCGGATTACAAATAGAGTTTGACACATACTACGAAACCGAAATGGAGAAAGTGATAGAACTGTATAAAGCAAAATTTAACTAATGGCACAAGTAGGCAGACCAACAGATTATAATGATGAGATAGTATCAAAAATTTGTGAACTATTGATGATGGGGCAAAGTTTGAGGTCTATTTGCAGACAGGATAATATGCCGGGGCTATCAACTATTTGCGAATGGTTGAGTAAAAGAGTAGAATTTGCGGAACAATACGCCCGCGCGCGTGAGACACAAGCGGATTTAATGGCAGAAGATATTATAGAAATAGCCGATACTGCTACGGATAAGAATAATGCCCATGCCGTTCAGGTGAGGGTAGATGCTCGTAAATGGATTGCTTCTAAACTGAAACCAAAAAGATATAGCGACCATTTGAAAGTTGAAGCGGAAATAAAAGGAGACATTAAAATAACATTCAATCTTGACAACGATATACCACCTAACCCTGCCATCTAATTACTGGCAATGCACATACACTACACCCGCCCCTTTCTTTACGGCTACCAACGTAGCATAATTGATAGCAAGGCGAGGTTCACTGTAACTGAAGCGGCTACTAAAACGGGCAAGACCTCATCACATATTATATGGCTCTTCGAGGAGGCGTTACGACTTAAGGAGAATCAGTCATGCTGGTGGGTAGCACCTGTTTATACTCAGGCAGAGATAGCTTTCAACAGGATGCGTCAGCAGATAACAGAGCGGAACTTCTTTAAGGTTAATGAAACAAAGTTACGCCTCACCACCCCTACCGGCTCACACATACATTTCAAGACGGCAGAGAAGCCGGACAACTTATTTGGCGATGACGTATTCGCCGCTGTGTTTGATGAGTTTACAAGGGCAAGGGAGGACGCTTGGTTTGCCTTACGGTCTACCCTCACAAAGACCAACGGCAAATGTAAGTTCATCGGTAACGTAAAGGGCAAGAAGAACTGGGGGTGGCGGCTGGCGCAGAAGGCAAAGGCAAATGAACCGAACTTTGAATACTTTAAAATAACCGCTTATGACGCTGTTAAAGAGGGGCTGATAACGGCGGATGAAGTACAACAGGCGAAGCGTGACCTGCCTGAGAATGTGTTCAACGAATTATACATGGCGGAGCCGAGTGAGGACGGTGCTAATCCCTTCGGTATGGAGTATATCAAACGACAACTAAGAGGGATGTCGGATGCTTTTCCTGTAATATATGGCGTTGACCTCGCCAAGAGTACCGATTTTACAGTTATTTTAGGGCTTGATAGTAATGGCTATGTGTGCCGTTTAGAACGATTTCAGATGGATTGGGAGCAGACAAAACTAAAGATTTACGATGTAACAATGGGAGTTCCCGTGATTGTGGACAGTACAGGAGTAGGAGACCCGATAGTAGAATCTTTACAGAAAATGCGCTCAGGTGTCGAGGGGTTTAAGTTCACATCAACGAGTAAACAGCAGATTATGGAGGGGTTATCGGCAGGTATTCAGCAGGGGCGCACATCGGTGCTGGAGGGGGTGCATAGGAATGAATTAGAATCCTATGAGTTTGAATATTCAAGGACAGGGGTGCGCTACACCTGCCCCTCTGGGTCACACGACGATACAGTATGCGCCCATGCGCTGGCTTTTTCTAAGCTAAGTAATCGAGGAAGCGGTAAATATGCTATTGGTTTTGCATGATATAATACACAAACTATAAATTTATACTTACAATTATGAACTTACCGAACTCCTGGGAAAGCGTTACCATCGCTCAGTACCACAAACTAATATCAATATTCAGCGTGTACAAAGAAGTTATTGAGCGTGATATTCATTTACTTACGTTGTTCAGCGGGAAGCCGATGGTAGAGATAGAAGCCATCACAGGCAAGGACTTTGTCGCCCATGCCTCTAAGCTAAAGTTCCTTTACGACTTGCCTGATGGCAAGGTTACCACACACTTCGAGTTAAAAGACAAAAAATACAGGGCTTGTATATTGACAGAGGACATGAAAGCAGGTCAGTTCATTGACTTTAGTAATTGCGGGAAAGGGGCGAGCGCAGAGGAAATACCGTACCATATGCACGAATTAATAGCGTGTATGTGTCAGCAGCAGGTTGACGGCAAATATGTTTATGTGCCTTACAACAAAACATCGGATGACTTTCTTGATATGCCAATGAGTACCGCTTACCCGTACTATGTTTTTTTTTGCAATGTATTGAGGAACTTACAACAACCTATTCTGGACTATTCCCTAAAGATAGCAAAAAGGGAGATGAAGAAAGTGGAGATAATGTTGGCATAAGCACGGGCAACACTTTTAACGAGCATTGGGGGTGGTATAATGTCTTGGATAACCTAAGCAACAACGACAGAACTAAATGGGACTACTTTGAAGAAATGAATATAATTGCTTTTTTAAATACGATGGCATTTTATAAAGACAAACAGCAATATCAGAATGACTTAATGAAACTACATGGCAGAAGGCAATTTTCCTAACGTACAACAATATCTAAAGCAGTGGACGGAGACCATTGTTGAGGAGTTGCGCAAAAGTGCCATTGAGCAGATGAATATTAATAAAGCAAAGTCAAAGTTCCCGTCAGCGGGAGACCCTGAAGCATCTTCATTAGTATCTGGTATGCGCCCTGAGTTTACATCATTTGGCAATCATATCGTGGGTCAAATCATTATGCCTGCTTCGTGGAGATGGTTTGAGACAGGACGCTCACCCGGAAAGATGCCGCCGGAAGCACCGATAGTGAAGTGGATTTCGCAAAGAGGTATTGATGTAGAACAAATATCACAAAGAAGAAAGGGGCTGATAAAAAGTTTAAAGAGTAAGCGTATAAGAAAGGGATTAAAGCAACTATCCAGAGAAAAGAAAATCAAGCAACGTGCCTTTCAGATTCGCCGTAAGATTGGCAAGGAAGGAACACGGGCGACACATTTCTTTAGTAGTGTGGTCACGCCGGAGAGAATGAACGATTTACGCCAGGTGTTAAAGGAGAAGTTTAAGAAAGATGTAACGATAACATTACTCACAGAAATCAAAAAAGAAATACCTCAATAATGGCTATCACCATCCAATCAGAGCCGAGTGGACACGCTCCATCATACAATCCTATATGGTGGGTTGTGAGTTCAAACAACACAGCGCAGGCAAATTTTGAATATATCTTTGATGTATATATCACAGGCGTAACTTTCGCAGGGGGGGCAACCTATCTCAGGTTTAAAGTACCTGCCGACCCTACTTATGGACGGGGGACTTTTAACGTAGCCCCAATACTTCAGCGCGAATTAACATCTGACATCGGCAATGCCGTTTTAGGCTTTCAGCAATGTGCTTCATCGGTTGTGGAATATGATGTTAAGATAGGGGAGTTTTACGGGGCAAGTTCGGGAATTGTCGCCTATCCTAATCTGCTGAGTTATACGGGCAAGACTGCTTTTAACGGCAGTTTATCGGTAATAGAGTGGAAGGATTGGAATATAACTAATTACGGGGCTAATGTATTTACAGCGCCGGTGGAGATATTGTCGAATGCTCCGTCAAGCGGGACGATACGGACAGATGAAAACGCATGGATAAATGTACTTAGTCAGACATCGGGAGCGATAAAATTCGCCCACGTTAATACATATGATTCCAATAATGTGCTGCTTTATTCTTATCATGTTATTAATCACGCTTATCACGCCATAACAACGGTTGCTAACAGGATGCTTCGGTTTTCAGCCGGATATAATATGAACAGTATTACGGCAAGCAGTATTACCAATCAAAGCGGAACTTCTTTACCTATACTATCCCGACCAGAGAGTCCGCCGGTGGTGAGGTATGAGATTTTTTTTACCGATTCGGCGCATAGGAGAATCACAGAATCCGTTTATTTCAAGATAGATACGCCTTGTACGGAACATACTGTTTACCGTTTACATTTCAAGAACAAGTTCGGGGCGTATGATTCCTTTTCCTTCATCCGTGCCAGTCAAAAGAGCACCGACATAAAGCGCAATAAGGCTGAAAAGGTGATAGGCGAATATAAGTCCGGCTCATCCTATGACTATAATAAGACGGATAGATTTGAAAGAAATTATTATACTGAATATAAGCATACTATTAAATTAAATTCAGACTGGATAAATGAGAATCAGTCCGTATGGCTTGAGGAGTTATTGACATCACCGGAAATAGTTATAGACGATGCAACTCATGGATTTGTACCCATAAACATTATTGACACTAAGTACACACAGCGTCAGCATAAAACGGATAAAATATTTAATCTGACCATTGATATTCAATACACGTTTAACGAAATAAGGCAGGGTGCATGAAGACGCAATTAATCATAATGACATCGCTGGCGGGGGTTTATCAATCTTCAGGAAGCATTGATTTATACGATGACATTCCTATCTCTCTGAATTATTCAATTGCGGATATTAAAGAACCGGAGAAGCGTAATGCTGATTACTCCAAGACCATTACCGCCCCGGGAACTAACAACAATAATAAGCTGTTATCTCACATTTACGAGATAGGAATTGACAGACAGTATAATCCTAACAAGAAAGTGGAGGCGAGGATATTGTACGACAGCGTAATGGTGATGAAAGGATTTATACGGCTCGTAAAGATTCGCACGCTCAGAGACCATAAGATAGAATATGATTTTGAGATTAAAGGTCGGTTGGATGACTTGTTTATTAACATAAAAGACAAGAAACTGACGGATTTGACATGGACGGATTTAGACCATGTATATAGTAAAACGAATATTAAGAACAGCTGGACTGCCACTGTCGGCTATAATTATGTATATCCGTTCATTGATTATGGCTATTCGATTAACAAGGTAGATTATCTGGTTAATCATTTCGCCCCTGCTGTTTATGTGAAAGAGATATGGGACAGAATATTTTCTTATGCTGGCTTTCAGTACACGAGTACGTTTTTGACGGCTGATTTCTTTAAACGGCTGATTATTCCATTCACCTCTGACAAGATGAGGTTAAGCGAGTCGCAGGTTAATCTAAGGCAGTTCAGGGCAAGCAGGGTGACAAGCACGCAAATAGCAAAAAGCTTTCCTGTAAATAATAATATTGCTACATATTTTTACCCAACCGTCGAATTCAATAATGACTCTACATCCCCAAATGAAGATACCGGCAATAATTACAGTACCGCTACTTTTAAATATACCGTCCCTGCTAATGGCTATTATACGTTTACCTCTCAATTATTATTATCTGTGACTAATGTTTCAGGGAACGGGGGAATGAATGTGACGGGGTGGGCGAGGGTAATAAAGGGCAGTGCCGCTAAAATGTTTGAAAGAGTCAATATTCTTACCCCCGGATTTCCAACACAAACTTTGAATATTTCTTATACATCATTCTTAGTAACAGGGGATGTGATATATATAGACTTACAGGTTAATACCGGAAGCCCAAACAGCGGAGACCTTAATGTGTTAGTAAATTCCTATTTCTTTGTAAAAGTAACTCCTGATTTACAGTCTGGCGATACCATTCCTTTTGTAAACACCATTCCGCAGAAAATAAAGATGAGTGAGTTTTTGTTAGCTATAATAAAATTATTTAATCTATACATCGAATACGATAAAGACACCCCTAATAAGCTGAGAATAGAGCCGAGAAATGATTTTTATAATAGCACTGCGCAGGACTGGAGTAATAAGTTAGACCCCACACGTGAGCCGGAGATTACCCCGATGGGAGCGTTGGATGCAAAGAGGTACATATTTAGATATAAAAAAGACAATGACTGGCTAAATTCTATTTATCAAAGCACTTATGGGCAAGGAACTGATTCGACTTATGGTGAACGCCTTAAAGACGTGGACAATGATTTTCTAAAGAATGATAATGTGATGGAGAGTATATTTTCCCCCACGCCTCTTTATTCGGATTCGGTAAGCGACAGGGTATATCCGCTCATAGAGAAGGTTGACTCAAAAACACAGGTGATAAGTCAGATACAAGCCAATGTGCGAATACTTTATTATGGTGGATTAAAGACCTGCCAGTCTTGGGATTTTAGCGACACTACTAATCTTACGCGAACTGCTGAAACACAATATCCTTACTGCGGACACCTTGACGATGCCGCCGCACCAACAATAGATTTAAGTTTCGGCGTTCCTAAAGAGGTGTATTACCTGCCTGCATGGAACGCCACCTATACGAACAATAATTTGTACAATAAATACTGGAGACAGTTCATAGAGGAAATAACGGACTATAACAGTTCTTTGGTGACGGCGTGGTTTTGGCTGAGACCTGCGGACATTGCGGAGGTGGACTTCAGGCATATATACAGGTTTAAGAATCAGCACTTTAGATTGAACAAGATTTACGATTACAACCCAAGCGCAAAGTCATTAACGAAATGTGAGTTTTTGAAGCTTAAAGCAGGGAGACCTTTTGTGGCAAAAACAAAAATATTCACAGGCGGACATGATGCTGTTTTCGCCTTACAAATGGCAGCAGCATCTTAATTATGGCAGAAGAAAACGAAGACTTACCAAAGATACATAGCCGTACTTATGCCGGCAATAACAGTTCGCCAACGAGAACTTCTTCTCAATTGGTATTAGGATTAAACAATGTTGTGGCTGAGTCGGCGGTGGGTGTATTGATAACCGGAAATGATAATGTGGTGGGGGGGGATGTGCAGAATGTATCCATACAAAACTCCAGCGGGTGTATTGTGGCAGGGGGGTTGGTGAATGTCAGTATTTTTAATTCATCAGGAATTACGGTAACTGAAAGTAATACTAAAGTAGAAAATGGCATCGTCACTTACTCCCCTTCCGTAAACTATGCAATAGGTGATATACTTTATGCAAGCAACACTTTAACGCTTTCGAGACTGGCGATAGGGACAGCGGCTCAGGTTCTTACCGTAGCAGCCGGACTTCCTTCGTGGGCAGCGATAGGGGCGTGGCTGACAACAGGCAATTCAGGAACGATTGATGGGACACATTTTATAGGGAATACTGACAACAAACCTTTTGACATAAGGGTAAATAATTTAAGGGCAGGGAGGATAGGTATTTCAGGAGAGAACAATGCGTTTTTTGGTTATAGGGCTGGCGTTGGTACTACTGGCGGCAATAATAGTTTTTTTGGAAATCAAGCGGGTGAATCTGTGGTGGGCGGAATTCAAAATACCGCTTTTGGTTCTGCTGCTCTTAATAGCAATAATTCTAATAATAATGTCGCATTAGGTTATTTGGCTGGTTACTGGGAGACCGGAGCATCAAGACTGTTTATTGATAATACAAGTAGGGCGAATGAAGCGACTGGCAGAACAGAGGCATTAATCTATGGTGTCTTTGATGCTTTAGTTGTCAATCAAACTCTAAGATTCAATGCCAGTGTTGGAATAAACACCGCTCCGGCTGCTGCTTTAGATGTCAACGGAGATGTATTCTTAACTGGCTCAGACAGGTCATTTGCTTGGAACGGAACAAGCAATTCTATATATTTAGATAACAGCAACATTCAGGGTTTTGGCGTGGATAGACTAATTCATTTCTTTGGGAATGGCGGTCTAATATTCTATGACCAAGATAATGTTGCTCAAATGATACGTGCAGGGAAAGACGAGGGAGGAGTTGGTACAGCTGCTGTAAGATTAGCACCATCTCTAATGGTTGCGGCTGCTTATGGAGGTTCAGCAAGTGGTGGAAGTTTGAGTTTGCGCTCAACCACCCATGCAACAAAAGGGAAGGTCATATTTGGGGTGAACGCAAGTGTGTGGGATGAAACAACCAATAGATTTGGAATAGGTATGTCGACAGTTCCCACCGCCCGACTTCAATTACCAGCAGGCAGTGCCACAGCAAATACAGCCCCTTTGAAATTTACATCTGGCACACTTCTTACAACCGCTGAAGCAGGAGCAATAGAATTTTTAACAGACAAATACTATGCGACTATCACAACAGGAGCAGCAAGAAGACAAATAGCACAGATATTAACCGCTACCGCCACTTTAGATTTTGGAAGTACGGCAGCCCAAACATCAACGGATTTGACCATAGCAGTTACAGGAGCAGCCGTTGGCGACCCTGTTATGGTAGGGCTTCCGGCTGCTCCCGATGCTAATTCCTGCTTCACTGCTTGGGTTAGTGCGGCAGATGTAGTAACGGTAAGATTTAATAATTATTCTTCGGGGGCAATAGACCCCGCAAGTGCTTCATATAAAGTAAGTGTAAATAAACAATAATAATTAAAATAAAATGGAATACGAATTAAAAGACTGGAAAATAGATGTCCCTTTAAGGGACAATGGAGATGAGACATCAACTCAGCTCATCATTGTAACAGTTGGCATAGTGGGAGATATTTATGGATTCATTCCCCCTGACCAAAGAAAAAACAGGATTAATGTTATTTTGCCGAATAAATTAAAAGATATAGATGAATTAAAAGAAATATGCACTGCTGCTGCTGTTCAACTCGTCAAAGACAATTATCCAAATACATAAATCAATTTAAAACAAAACATCATGAAACTAACTATCGCTGACAGAATCGGATTACAACAAATCATGCCGGCAGCGGATTCATTTGAGAATCTATGCCTGCGTTCAGAGATTTTGGAAAAGACTAAATTTTCATCAGAGGAAATTGAAGAAAACAAAATCAAAACAATTGACAATCAAATTTCATGGAATGAAACTGCGCCGAAAGAATATGAATTCCATGACATAGAAAAAAGATATGTAAGTGATAATCTAAAAAAATTATCAGCAGAGAAGAAGTTACAGGCATTGCAAATGCCATTATACAAATTATTTGTTGATTAAAATATCATGGCAGAAGAAGAAATAGCATTAAGTGTTAAGATACTTGCCGAAGGGGCGGGGCAGTCCATCGGTGATTTGCGTCAGCAGTTCCGTGAATTAAATGAGGAGCTGAGTACTGTTGACAAAGGGACAGCCGCGTATACCAATACGCTCAAGGCGATGGGTGTGGTGAAAGGCGATTTGGATGACTTAAGGCAGAAGATTAACGCCCTTAATCCTGAACGTCAGTTTGCGGCTATTGCCAAGATTGGCTCTACGGTGGCGAGTGGGTTTGCCGCAGCGCAGGCAGCATCAGCACTATTCGGAAGTGAGAGCGAGGACTTAATGAAGGTGCTGGTGAAGGTGCAGGCGGCGACAGCACTGGCGAGTGGGTTGCAGGGATTGGTGGGTTTTCAGAAAGCGTTGACAACGGCAGGCATAGCGATGAAAGCGTTTGCTATGAGCAATCCGTTTACGGCTATTGCGGTGGGGGTGGTGGCACTTGTGGCGGCGGTATATGGATTAGTGAAAGCATTTGATGATACGCAAGAAAAAGTGGATTCTCTTACTAAGGCAAATGAATTACTTGCCGATTCATATAAAAATATAGCAGGCGAATCTGATTTATCAATACGAAGATTAATTGCGAACAATGCAACGGCACAAGAAATATTTGATGCGCAAGAAAAAAGAAGACAAGATGAATTAACAAACTTGAGACAAAGATTAAAAAATCTACAAGATATATGGGATTCAGAAAAAGATTTTACGCAGGAGCAATCAGACGAGTTCGATAGAATTAATGCGGAGATAATTTTAAAAGAAAAAGAAATTCCGATTGCAAAATTGGAATTTAACAAAAAAACAAATGATGAAATTGCAAAAGATAATAAAGACGCGAAAAAAGAAAGGGAAGAAGAATTTAAAAAAGAATTATCTGATTTAGATAAACAAATTGATGAGGCAAAAAATAAGTATCAGAAAGATGCGGCTAATTTCATAAAAGCATTTGAGCAAAAAAGTGAAGCACGGAATAAATTTTATAACAACAATTTACAGCTAATATTAGATAATGATTTAAAAGAAGCTACACTTAAAGAAAATAAAAAATCTATTGAAGATGCCGAATATCAGATTAGAATAGAAGAATTATCCCAAAGATTTTTATCGGAAAATTTATCTGAGGAACAAAAGAATAGGGCAAGGGAATTATTAGAAAAAGAACATCAAAATAATCTTACAAAAATAGATAGTGAATCGGCAGAAGAAAGAGCGGAAAAAAAACGACAAATTGAGGATAACTATTTTAATGCCTTACATGGAATATCAGATATTTTTTTCATGGGTGCTTTAAAAAGAGCGCAGGGTAATGAAGCCAAAGAGCTTGAAATAAAAAAGAGACAGTTTAAAGTTGATAAAGCATTTCAAGTAGCAAGGACAATCATAGATACTTCACGTGCTATTGTTGGTGCGCTTGGAATGGTTCCTTACACTCCGGCGAATATTGCGCTATCAGTATCTATGGGCGTGGTCGGGGCTGTGCAAATAGCTAAAATACTTGCTACTCAATTCGCCGGTGAAGCCGGTGGCGGCGGTGGTACTCCAAGTCCGGGCGGTGGCGGTGCTCCTTCTTTAGAATCCCCACAGGCGCAACAGCAGGCGGTAACAGCAACACAGACACAGACAAATACGCAAGGGGATTTTACCGGCTTTAAAGGTCAAGATGGGGCGGAAGCAAAACCAATAAGAGCATACGTTGTAGAAACAGATGTTAGTGAGTCACAAAAGAGAGTAAGAGGGATAGAAGAAAGAGCAACATTTTAAAACAAAACCTATGAATAAACAACTTCCTGTGTATAAGTTACACATCAATGAAAACGACAACAATGATTTGCAAGTTAACTATGTGGCTCTTGTAGATACGCCGGCAGTAGAACTTAACTGGATGGCATTTGATAAGCAGATAAGATTTGCCGCCGATAATGAAAGGCGACTTATTATGGGAGCTTTAATGGTGGCAAATATGCCCATTTACCGGAAGGATGAAACAAGGGGTGAGTATTATGTCGTATTCGATAAAGAGACTATTTATCAGATTATTCAAAAGTTTTTCCGTAAGGGCTTTATATCCAATTTTAATATTATGCACGATGAAGGCAGGACTGTGGAAGGTGTTTATATCATAGAATCATTTATCGTAGATGATACACGCGGGGTCAGCGCACCAAAAGCGTTTGAGGGAATATCACAGGGCAGTTGGCTGGCGACTGTGAAAGTAGATAATGATGAGGTGTGGAATAATTATATAAAGACAGGAGAGGTAAAAGGATTTTCTGTGGAGGGGATGTTCGCTATGGGTGAAATGATAAAAACAGATGTAGAAATATTGCAGGAAATAGCCGATATTGTTACTGGAAAATAGAAAATCACTCAAAAAAATATTACAAAATCCGTGAGCTTATACTTAGTAGTATAAAACACAACTCATGGACTTAAAAGAAACGATTCAGAAATACCTTCCCGAACTGCCGGAGCTTGTTAAATTGCTAAAGGCAAAATTCTCAAACGAACAAATATTCCTATCTGCCGATGGAGAACTCATCTATGAAGGTGAACTTGCTATCGGTGTTGATGTATTCGCTAAACAAGGAGTAGAGGAGTGTATTTTGAAAGAAACAGAGAAAGGAATGAGTAAAGAAGAAGCAAAGACAAAATGTTCAGAAGCCGGAGGATACTCAAAAGTACCAGCACCCACCAAAACATACAAACACGAAGACGGCACAGAGGTAGTAGTAGAGGCAGGTAAAGTGGTTGACATTAAAAAGCCAAAAGCACCTGAAACTCCCGCTACTGACTTCACCGCTTTTGCTAACGAACTTTTCAAAGCATTTCCTAAAACAGATTTGACGGCTATTGAGGCATCGCTTTCTGAATTGAAAGCAACCCTTTCAGCAATCTCTTTAGAGAAAACCGAACTGAAGGCGAAAGTGGACAAATTTGAAAATTTCAAGACCGAAGTGATTTCTATTCTTGAAAAATTTTCTGCTGAACCTTCAGCCAAAAGCACACAAGGAGCTAAGACCAACTCAGCTAACGAGCAATTATCGTTAGAAGATTGGCGCAACAAATTCATGAAACACCAACCTTAACCTTAACAAAATAACATCATGGCATTAGACTTAGGAGGATTAACAGCATACATTGAGGAGAACAGAGAAGACCTCATGTCAAAAGCCATTCTTGGCTCAACAGCATTTCAGCACGTCACTATTATTGATGGAGTGAAATCCACCGTGAAAGTGGCAGAATTGGAATCCACCGTGCCATTTCAGGCGGGCGGAGGATGTAACGCTGTTACAACATCAGGAACGACTACCATCTCTCAGGTTTCTCTTGCCACAAGCGCGGTAGAATTCTCTGAAAAAATATGTTTACAATCTCTTGAAGACTATTTCACACAGAAATATATTCCTAAAGGTGCTAAACCTGATACAATGTCTATTTATTCAGACGTTATAAACCGTAAAATTGCAAACATCGCTCTGCAAGTAGAACAGCTTGCGTTTCAGGGAAATACGGCTTATACAAACAGTACGGTACTTAAACAGGCGCACGGATGGATTAAGCGTATTGACGACGATGCCAATGAAGTGATTGCAACTGCTCAGGCAAGTCTTACGACATCAACAATTCGCACAGTAGTAAATGAGATAGTATTCCAAAAAATACCATCTGCTGCTTACGCAAAAACTCCTGTTCTTTTGATGGGAATGGAGAATTTCAGATTATTGTTACAGAAACTTTGGGAAGATAATGCTTTCAATTACTTTCCCGGAGCCAACGACCTTGCGTCAAACAGCTTACTATATCCCGGAACTAACATCCGTATCTATGGTATAGCCGGTCTCAACAATGATACTGCGGTTGACACAGGGGCTCTGAATACTACTGTCAAGAACAGAATGATATGCGCTTATAAAGAGAGCTTATTGCTTGGTGTTGACATGATGTCTGATATTGCTAATCTGGAGACATGGTATGAGAAGAAAGACCGTGCCATCTGGATTTACGGACGCTTCCGCATCGGTACAGCAGTTAGATTTCCAAGCCATATTGTAACTTACGCTAACACATAATCTTAAAGGGGGGTTAATTCCCCCCTTTTAATATATCTACCACATGGCTTGCGCTCTAACCACATCATTACAACTTAACTGCCGCGACAGCGTAGGCGGTTTAAAAGAGATAAAGATTCACGCTCATCCCGGACTTACCGAAGTGGGCGATGCTTATTCTGTATCTTCAGGAGTTGTGACGATTGCAGCGCAGGGAGGTAATAGGTTGGATTGGTACACATGGAGTTTGGAGAAAGAAACGTGTTCTTTTGATGAGAATATTACTACGAATGTTCCTAACGGCACTACCTTTTATCAGCAAGAATTAAAAGTAATTTTCAATAAGTTTTCAACTAAGCTAAGAAATGAGATTGCCATTTATGCTCAGACCCCTGTTCAATTAGCGGTCCGGGATATGAATGATAACTATTGGCTGATAGGAATGGATTATGGTGCAGACCTGACGGCGGGTAAACATTCCAGCGGTACGGCGCGTGGCGACAGAAGCGGAACAGAATTAACTTTCATGGCAAAAGAAAGCCAGTCAATATTGAATATGTCAGCAGCGACTTATAACTTACTTGTAACCGTATAGCAATATGCGTTTCCATTCACTTTAAGGGCGACTTCGGTCGCCTTTTTAGTTAGAAAACAAATGCAAACGATAACTAAAAATACTAACAACACCTTAATCTTTACGCTCGAAGAAAAAAGAACGCTGACAAGTCCTTATTATCTTGTAAGGGTGGAGGGCAGGAGTTCGCGGACGGTAAAAAGATTTATTTTAGCATCAGAACAAAGCAGCTACACAGATAGATATAATAAATTTACCGTCACAGAAAGTACGACGGAGGTACTGACAAGCGGAACAATAAGTTTAACGAGCGAGGTACATGATTACAGGATTTATGAACAATTAAGTTCTACTAATTTGAACGAGGATGCTTCTGATAATAAAGTACCTTTGGAGTATGGATTGTTAAAAGTTTTAGGAACAGATAACACTTATAAATATCCAAGCGGTGAAAAAGAGTATAAATACCCCACCTGATTACAAAAATAGTATCATGGTGCTTAAGATGGCAGCCCATGATGTACCCCAATTTAAGGAGGTACATGGAAAGAACTTTGTTTATTACGGAAATCGTAATGAATATCCCGATTATCTTCTTGACTTATATAACCGTTCAGCTAAACATAACGCTATTGTCAACGGAAAAGCTAAGTATGTCTTCGGAAGTGGGTTTGAAAAAGAGGGTGATGAGATTGTAAACGCTGAGAATGAAACTTTGAATGATGTCGTAAAGAAATGTATACTGGATGTCGAGTTGTTTGCCGGTTTTTATGTTGAAGTTATCTGGGACAAAGGAAAAAAGAATATAGCGGAACTTCGCCATGTTTGTTTTTCAGATGTGAGGAGTAATAAAGATAATACTCAGTTTTATTACACAGACACTTGGACAAAGTCTTATTTGAATGACAAGGATGAGCCGACTGTAACCGGCATATCAAACCCGCAGAGTAACAAGGACTGGCAGGTTTATGCGCCTTACGATGAGAAAAATAAAACAGGAAAGCAGTTATTCTTTTATAAGGGATACCGTCCCGGACTTAAAACATATCCTTTACCTGAATATCAGGGGGCGATAGTTTATATTGATATAGACGTTCAGATTGCCGATTATTGGAATAATGCTATCCATAACGGACTTAGTGCATCACATATCATTAATTTTTATAACGGCATACCGACTGAGGCAGAACAGGAGAAGTTAGAAGAGGGAATCAGTGATAAGTTAACAGGGGCGAGAAGTTCAAAGTTTATACTGAATTTTGCTGATAAAAAAGATAATGGAAGTGAGATTCAGAGCCTTGCACCGGAGGACTTAGACAAGCATTTGCAGATACTTAATGAAACAGTCCAGCAAGAAATCTTTTCGGGGCATCATATAACAAGTCCGATGTTATTCGGAATAAAGACAGCAGGGCAATTAGGGGGGAGAACAGAATTGATAGAGGCGAATGAATTGTTTCAAAATCTATATGTTAATCCGAAACAGCAATTGGTTGAAAAGCTGATAGGGATATTAGCGAAGGCAAAAGGCATTAAAGGGGAGTTGAAACTTGGGAAGATTGAGCCGATAGGTTATCAGTTTTCTGAATCAATAATTAGAGATGTTATACCTCATGAGGCGATAGCCGATATGGTAGCTTCGAGGATGGGAATTGATTTAAAAAAGTATCCTAAAAGAATTATTCCCGAAGCACCTGCTAAATTTTCTGTTAAATGGGAAGAAAGGATTTTAGATGAATTTAAAAAGCGGGGCAAGAAACGAGGCGGCGTAGTTATCTCACAACGCCCGATGGAATCAGCATATATTAAAAATCTTGCTGAAAATGAGGCGCAGTTTATTGACTTTGCTAAAAAGGAAATCAAGAAAAACCCATCTATTGTCCCTGTTATAAATCCTTTAAAGCCGCTCATTAGCCCCACAGGAGAGCCGATAGGACGTATTAGTGTGGTTTATACTTATGCTTTTAGAGATGCTATTCCCGTTAAGGACAGGGACTCAGAGGAGCACCCCTCAAGGGATTGGTGTGTAGAAAGAATGGAAGAAGCAGCATCGGGTAAAACGTGGACACGGGAGGAAATAGAGGGAATGACAAATGATATTGGTGAGAGTGCATGGGAGATGCGCGGGGGGTGGTACACGGCTCCGGGCACAGATACTTCTTTGCCTTATTGCCGGCACGTATGGATTCAACAAGTAATAATTACATAAAATGGCAGTTACCATAGGACTATTTATAAATCCGGCGGCGATAAAGAACACCACTTATATTGACGAAAATATTGACGAAAAATATATACGTGTGGCTATTGAGGTGGCACAGCAGTTGTGGATTGAGCCGATAATAGGAAGTGGTATTTACGACCAGCTTCAGACACAGATTAACGCCGGTACGCTAACATCGTTAAACACTACTTTGCTTCAAGACCATATACAGCCGGCGATGGAATATTGGACGCTTTACGAATTAGTAGAACCGCTTCTTTACAAGTTTAATAATAAGAATATCGCTAAGAAAACATCTGATAATTCTAACCCGATTGACCTTGACGAAGCGGTGCATCTTAAGGGAAAGTTTAAGAATATAGCCGAGTATAAGACAGAGCGGCTTCGATTATACTTAATAGAAAAGGAAGTGGACTATCCTTTGTATCTGAATCCGGGTACTGCATCCAACGTCATTAATCCGACAGGAAGCGGACTTGTGAGCGGGTCAGGATTTTATTTAGGAAAACAAGGGACAGGGGAAAGAGAGCCGAGAACTTCTAAATACGGGAATTGCTGATGACGACAATTAAACAGATAGAGGGAAATTTTAAAAGTATCGCAACTAATCATTTGCAGATAAATGCCTATGAATATGGGGATATTTTTAATACCGCTACCAGCGGAACTATAAACTATCCTATGTTATTTGTTTCGCCAGAGGGGAGCACAGCAAAGAAAGGCGAGGTGGGATATAAATACCGATTATTCGTGATGGATGTGGTGCAAAAAGGAAAAGAAAACGAAGTGGACGCTTCGAGCGATACTCACCAGATATTGCTTGACGTACTCACAGAACTATTTAAAGGCGGACAGCAGGCAACAGGCGGGACTTACGCCTTTGAATTAAAACTTGACAATATTTCAATAACCGATTTCACCGAAAAGTTTGACGATGAAGTGGCGGGAAACTACTGCGACATCACGCTATGGGCGGAGTGGGATAATAATCAATGCGCAATACCAATTTAATAAAACAAAAATACAATGGCAATTCATTTAGTAGACAGCGGAGCGACAATCTCCTTAGAATTTACAGTGGACTATGATGCCGGAAAAGGCGTTATCTCCGCACAGTTGATAAACATAAATAAGGACGACTTCGAAGTAAGTCATTCCGGGAATTATGTAATTGTCAAGGGCAAAGACCCGAAAGACGAATGGAGAATCCTTTATTCAGACGTAACAACTCCATCGGGAGCTTCCGCCTCTGCGGTACGTGTGCTGATAGAGGCATTTCAAGATACCTCAGCATCAACAGTTACTCTCGCTGCGGGGTCAGCGTTAATTGGAAAGGTAGGGATAGACCAAACAACTCCCGGAACTACAAACAAGGTAAGTTTAGGAACTGATACCATTACTGCTGTTACAACTGTAACTACATTAACATCTGGTAATGTAGGTGGATTTAGTGTTTTATCAGTAACTACTCCAACGCTTAGTGTGGCAGGTGCATACGCTACAGGTGATTATATAGGTACGTCAACAACACCGGCATCTTTTACAAATGTTGTAAGAGCGTCTGGAGGTACAGGGATAATCAAAAGTATTCGTATCACAGATTTTGTAAACACAGCAGCAGTAGCAATGGAGCTATGGATTTTTAATGCAACATTTACAGCACCAACAGATAATGCTGCTTGGGCTGCAACAGATGCAGAAATAAATACTTGTCTTGGAGTAATTCCCATTAGTACATCAAAATGGTATACAGTCGGCTCTACCGGAAAAGTTTATATGGATGACACTCTTGGGATAGTAATTAAGCCGGCAGTAACATCACTATTCTTTGCATTGGTAGCAAGAGGAACAACACCCACATGGGCTAATGGTGATTTAACAATAGCATTGGGAATTCTACAAGACTAAAATGTCTAATTCATATATAAATAATAATATTGTATTAACTAATAGTTATGATATAGGTACAATAGAGTATAATTCATTTTTAACCACTCCATTATCTGCATCAAGATTAAGAATTGTTGATACATTAGTAAGAGCGTTAAAATACTCTGGTAATTGGACATTAATAGACCGGCTTTGGCTTTTTGCATCTGAAACACAGCAGGGGGCGCAGATAAGTTTGGTGAATCCATCATCAACAGCTATTACAGAAGTAAACGCCCCCGCATGGGTGGCAAATCAGGGATATACAAGCAACGGGACAACAAGTTATCTGAATAGCAATATCAATATTGCAACAGGCACAGTTCAATATACGCAAAACAACGCATGTATAGGTCTTTATAGTAGAAGCAATGTGGCAGAAGATTTATACGACATGGGTGTATTTGACGGCGGTACCACAAGGAGGGCGCAGATAATCAGCAGAAGCTTAACAGACACAATGAACGCGGCTTTGAATTCAAACACTAATTCTACGATGGCTAACACAAGCTCAAGTGGATTGATGATTTCGGCAAGAACCGCTTCAGATTTAACAACATTTTATCGCAATGCCGTTAGTCTTGGAACAATCAATGCTGCAAGTGCGTCAATTTCCAGTTATAATCTGTTTGTTCTTTGTTTGAACGCAACAGGGTCAGCTACCGGGTATAGTACTAAACAAATATCAATGTCCCTCATAGGAGCAGGAAGTATTAATCAACTTTCTTTATATAATTCCATACAAGCATATATGTTATCAATCGGTTCTGCTGTTTAGGATATAATTATGAATAATTATACAAGATACTCTACCCCCGCCCATGCCTAACCCTATAATATATAGAAAAATAGTGACTAAAATTATCGTAGCTCAAACATCAACGAAATCAGGAGGAACTTTTGCCAACGTAGATGAGTCTGGCGGAGTTGCCTGGACAACCCCTTCCAATGCTTCGGCAAGTGATGATGTTCGAACCACCTCTTTAATGGGAGCGGTTGACCATACGGATTATTGTAAGGCTACGAATTTCGGATTCACTATTCCGACTCAGGGGGTCATAGACGGGATTGTCGTGGAAGTGGAAAGGAGAGGCACGCAAGCTACCGTAGTTGGCATAACAGATAAATTTATTTATTTGGTGAAGGGGGGCATTGATGGGGGTGGAACGAATAACGCAGACATAGTTACCGTATGGCCTACTTCCGATACTTATAAAACCTACGGAACATCAACTGATTTATGGGGACAAACATGGATACCAGAAGATATTAACGCCTCGAATTTCGGGTGCGAAGTTTCCGCTCTAAATGTAGGATGGGACATTGGAGATGAGACAGCCAGTATAGACCACATAAGAATAACAATTTATTATAGAGCATAATGGAAAACTTTTACAAAATAACAAAAGCAGAAGCATCTCTGATAGGGTATTTTGAATATGCTCAAAACAAGGCATTTAACCCTTTCGTCGGGGAACAGGTAGATGGTAATTATTTGATTTCTGAAACTATGTATGATTTATTGAATGGAAGCGATGAATTTAAAAAAATCAGCTTTGGCGGAAAAACCACAATTACTAAAGGAAATTTAGATACAAAAATTACCAATTTATAATGGAATTTAATACTATGGCAGAAAGAACTCATAGACAATATCTGAGCGACATGGACAAGAAGATTGACCGCATCCACACCATATTAATCGGTGACGAGGAGGCGAAGCAAGACGGATTAGTTCATAAGGTCGAAAGGAACAGTGCCTACATACGTAAAGATAAAAAATTCAAATGGACGGTGGCAACGATGTTATTCGGGGGGACAGGGTCATTCATGGCATGGGCTAAGACGCATTTAGGGTTATGAAGATAAGCACACATTTTTATGTCGAGGATTTTGTCCCTAAAATAATTCACACTCAATTTGGGGATAAATCAATATGGTTTATTTCTAAATTTATGGTGGACTATGCCGAGCTTCTTTGGTCGAGGTATAATAAGCAGGTAATTATAAATAACTGGAAAAGCGGAGGCACTCTTGAAAACAGGGGATTTAGAACACCCGACGCTTTAGTTGGCGGAAAACTATCGCAGCATAAATTTAGAAACGCCATTGACACGAATGTCGCGGGGGTTTCTCCCGAAGAGGTAGCAAAAGATATTATTGATAATTTTACTATATATTCAAAGGTTGGATTAACTACGATTGAAGATGTGAAATTTACCACAGGAGATGTGGGAGGTGATTTAAAGGGATGGAATCACGGGGACGCGCGATGGACTAACCAAAGGGATATATTAATAGTGAAGCCGTAAAAGGAAAATACAAATCAATTAAAAACCAAATACCATGACAGCAGAAAAAGAGAAAACAGCAGTAGGGAAATTCCTACAAAATATTGGCATACCGATTCTTAAAGGAGGAATCAAATCCATCCCGTTTGTCGGTAATATTGCAGTAGATATTATCGAAAATATCACGAAGAAAGACCTTGCCACAGGCACACCGAAGAGCCACAATCAATTTGTTTTGATTATAGAGGTAATCGGCGCATTGACGCTGGCATACCTTGTAATCAAAGGAATCATTCCTATTGACCAATTGCTTGAATATATCAAAGGAGTAGTATAACGCTGTCGGGAATGTTTTATCTCGACCTGCTACAGAACCCTCAACGCCCAAAGTCAAACTTCTGGGTGTGTTGGTTGCTATGTATAGTGATACTCGCTTTTGTTTATGTCTTTTCTAAGTAATTGCCCTCTGATTATGGTTAATACTTTGGGCAATCCTATAAGCCACCTCTACGTGTAAGTGGCTTTAGGTAATTTATTTCCAAAATAATTTTATTGTGTATTCAAATATTATATGTATGTTTGCATTAAATATTGAATATGTCTAAAAATCTTTTATCCGTTTCCGACTATGCTGACCTATGCGGAGTGAGCAGGGCAGCTATCTATCTTCGCATAGGTAGGGGCGTAATCATCCCACAGACAGCAAGCAATGGCAAATACGAGGCATTAGTGATAGATACCGCCTTCTATCCACCTCGCAAGATGAAGGCAGGTAGAAAGCCCTTTAAAATAGCTTAAATTTTATTGCTTTGATTATCAATACTTTACGATATTGTTAGTAAAATAGTTTACTTTTTACTTGACATATCAAAAATGTGCTTATCTTTGTCTTATGAATAACAAGGACTACATAACACTAATCACAATGATAACTTCACAAAACGACAGAATTATAAACGAACTCTTACACACTCTCCCCAACAAGGAGTTGATGCGGAAGATTAAAGAGGCAAGAAAGAAAGAGCGTAATAAAAAAAAGGAGACAGGATTTATGTCGCCTGAAAAATTCTTTCAAACGAAACTTTTTAATAAAACATATCTATGAATACGAAACGCTCACGACAATACATGAAGATAAAGCGCAGTATAAATAGCTGCGTTAATCACCAGCAACTTCAAACAGTTATCTCAATGATTTCAAACCATAAGGACAGCAAAGAGGCGGAAGCACTTCTTGAGTTGTATAACAAACAGAATGTGGAACTCAATCCCGACCTACATGAAGAAGAAATAGTAACCGCATTTAACAGGCATTTATGCAGTGAAAATAATAATTAACACTAATAAATAAATCTATGAAACGCCCCGAAGTAAACCGAAAAGAATTAATAAAAATTCTTTCAAGATATGCAGAAGATACAGTTTTAGGATTTGAAGAACTTGAATTGTTTATAAAACAAACGGCGGTGGATTATGCAAAAAAGCAATTTGAATCATTAAAACAATCTCTGAACGAAGTTGAAAACAAAAATTAATATCCAGTCAGAACCCCTCGTGGTCTCTCTGAAACAAGCCGGAACGTATGGAAGGCGATTGGATATTTTATTAATAATAAAAATCAAACCAATAAACAATAACAATTAAACCCAACAAACCAAATGAGACAAAATCAAACAAATGACTTTTTGCCAGACAATTATGTCGCGCCAAAAGGAAACTCAAACTACATGAAATTTGAGAAAGGCGAAAACAAATTTCGCATCCTATCACGCCCTATGATGGGATGGTTAGATTGGCAAGATAAAAAGCCACTCCGCTTTTCAATGAGTGCAAAGCCGGACAAACCAGTTGATGCTAACAAACCAATAAAGCACTTCTGGGCTATGATAGTATGGAACTATTTAAAAGAAGAAATTCAAATTCTCGAAATAACACAAAAGAGCGTTCAATCAGCTATTGAACAGTTGGCAAAAGACGCTGACTGGGGTAATCCGTTCTCTTATGACATCAAAGTAATTAAGGAGGGTGATGGCATGGACACGGAATATACCATTAATCCTGTTCCGCATAAGCCGATTAATGCAGAGATATTAGAGGCATTTAAAGCCAAGCCATGCTTTTTGGGGGCTTTATATCAAGGGGCTGACCCTTTTATAAATCATGGACAAATAACACCTTTGAATGATTTGCCATTTTAATCCAGACAATAACTCCCCTTGCGCATCAGGCGTACCATCAAACGGAACAAAGGGAGCAAATAAAACTAAAAAATATGGGAGCGTCAAAAGAAATATTTATGGAAATGCGTGAGCAGGAAATGACACAGGCGGAGGGTTTGCCATCCATCGCAGAAACCTTTTCCAAAAGCACACAGATTGCTATGGCTGACAGATTTACTGCAAAGGTGAATGAAGGCGCGGAAAACCCTTTAGATGCCTTTATTCGCTTAAGAAATATCGAGAAAGCATTAGAGATAGCTCTTGACCGCCTTAAACCTCTTGCTTTGATAGAAGGAGAAAAATTGGCAAAATCAGGAGAGAAGGTACATGGCGTTCATGTATCAGTAGTTGGAGGCAAACGAACATTTGATTATTCTAATGATAAAATATGGAATGAAGTAAAAGAAAAATTAAAAGAGCGAGAGGAATTTTTAAAAGGGTTGAAAAAAGAAATGGCTGATGTGGACACCGGCGAGATAATTTCACCGCCGGTAATTAAATATTACAGCGAAACGCTTTATTTGAAGTTTGATTAAAAAGAAAACTATGAGCAATAAAGACTATGCAGAAAGAGATAAATTTTAATAGCGACAAGGCTGCTGTTAACGGTCTGGCTGCAAATGGGCGGCTGTTAAAAATACCTCTTATTGATATTCGGAATATGTCGGTAAGTGAGATAGCAAAATACATAGAGGGGATTACCCAAACCGAAATTTGTAAGGATAAAAAATACTGTGATGAACTTTGTAATATTTTCAGAAATAAACCTTTAAACATAACATAATGGAACAAAAACTCAAACAACTCGGATTTAGAAAAGTTCATCCTGACGCAGTAGATAAAAAATATTTCTATTGGCAAAAGAATTTTAAACACCCATTTTTGAAAGGGCTACATATCATCGTTGATGAAAGGGTGAATGTTTATTGCCTTGAAGCACAGACGAAAACACAAAACGACATCAATATATATTCGGGAGGAAGAAACGAATATAATTTGTTGGCAGTAATAAAATGGTTGAAATGCCAGTAGTAAACTATAATGTGGAAATTTCGGGAATACCAATAGAGAATCCCGAAATGGAAAAAGTAATTTCCGACCACCTGACGAAGAAGAAAATATCTATTGACGAAAAAACCTTAAAAGAAGTAACGATGGCAGTAATGAAACATATCTATAAACTTAACATGGAAGTGCAATGAGTATGGGCTGTTGGCTGCTAGCCAAGTAGCTAAAGACAAATTGCAAATAACATTTCGGGGCTAACCGAAGGCGGGAAAACAGAGGTAAATTTGTAGTAATGAAATCAATTAAAATCAATAATAACCGTAACAGAAAATACCCGCTTTTGGCAAGCCCTTGTTATTGGCTGATGCAAATGGGCGGCTGCTTGGATTGAAATATTAAAAACTAAAATACAATGGCAAGAGTAATAACATTTAGCAGAAAATTTCCTTCTTATCATCCCGAAAAAGGAAATGAAACATATTTTGTAGAGCAATTATATAATTCGCTTTATGAAAAAAGTGGAGATTGGTCTGATGCAATAGACCCAGATGGAAAAAATACTTCTTATGTAATACCATTAAATCATTCTATTGCCGATAAGAAGCACCATACAATAAGAGATGGAAGGCGTTGGAAAGTTGGAGATAAATTTTCTCCGAGAGTTTGGAGCGATAAGCCATATAAAAGCAAACAGATAGTTATTGCTCCAGACATTGAGATAAAAAAGATTTGGGACATTGAGGTTAGTATTAATGATTACGGAATAAAAACTATTTGTGTAAGTGGAAAAACATTTGCAATAATTGGAGAGCAAATTATCGGCAATGGTAAATTACAAAAATTGGCAAAGAATGACGGATTGACAACTATACAATTACATCATTGGTTTAACAAGCCGTTTGAAGGACAAATAATATGTTGGAACGAAAGCATAAAATATTGATGGTGTTTGTATTGGCTGTTGCCCATTTGCATTTGCCAATAACGGTTCGGGGCTTGGCGAGGTTTTCACTTGCGGAAATAGAACACTAAACTAAAAAAATATGATGCAGATAATAAAACAAACAGATGAAGAAAAAATGGCTATGTATATGAAAGAGCAAAAAAAAAAACTTGCAGAAATGTTAATCCAATGCAACAAAGTTTTGAATAGCACACTCAGAGCAAGTGAAAATCTTGTCCAAGCCCCTGTTATGCTTAGTGGCTGGCAGGCGTGTCCGAAATGTAATGGGCAAGGAATTATGAATAAGCCACCATACATTGCTGGCGACCAACAAGGATGGATGAGTTCACAAATGAGCCATGCTTGTGATGTATGTGACGGCAAAAAAATTATCTCGATAGTTGGAGGCAAACCACCTGCCAGCCATTGAGCATAACGTTTTGCGGCTTGCTTTTGTGCGGGATTTTGAAAACTAAATTGTCTAACGAATTAAAAATAAACTATGAAAAACAAATTATCAAATCAAAACGTCAGCCCGCATAGAAGCAAGCCGCTGTTAAATGTCTGGCTGCCCGCGCTGTCTTTCATTTCTTGTCGTTGGTTAAAGTGTCGTGCGTATTTGTCTGAGGAGTATCTGTTTTGGAAATATGTGTGGTCTGTCCGAAATGAACCGTCCGGGATTGTGCCCTGTCTGTCGAATGGATGGTACTTTGCGATTGGGCTATGGTCGGTGATTGGTTGTCTGTGCTATGCTTGTCTATTTGTGCAATGGTTATATCATAAATTGCTTTTCCTCCTCCAATGAGAGATAAAATAAAAGTCGGCAATAATAGATTAGCTTTCCATCTTGACACTTTTGCGTCATGGTATAATTTTTCTCGTTTTACTTTTTCGTCCTTTTCTATTTGCTTAATTTCTTTTTCATATTCAAAATATTTATCTACTCCAATGTCTTCTAATTGTATATCTAAAACTTGTTTAAAATATTGTTTTTCATTTAAATATGACCAACAATCATTTTTCACTATATGTGTCATTGTCCCTTTTGTCAAGTTGGTCAATTCGGTTTCTGTCAATTGTTTGTCCTTATTATCAACAAGAATTTTCCAAAAGCTAAGTAAATCTTTGTCGTCCATTATCTTATTTTATTGTCTGCTGTCTACGGCTGCTTGTATTAGCGCGGGCAGCTTGCATTTAACGAAAAAGTATTGGCGAAGGGCGGGATTAGAAGCACAAATGATTGTTAAACCACAAATGTTAATTAGATGGACAAAACTTTAAATACAGCACAATGCCCGCCTTTTGCCAATACGGTGTTAGGCGCAGTGGCTTCACAGGTGTTCAATGAGGATTGCGTAGAGGCATTAAAACGCTTTTCTGATAATCACTTTGACTTGGCTATTGTTGACCCGCCTTATGGCATTGGAGAGGCTAATGAGAAAAGGATGCAGAGCAGACATCATTCGCAAAAAAAATATAAGGGAGGCGATTGGGATAACGAAGCACCAAGCCCCGAATATTTTAGCGAACTGATGAGGGTATCTAAAAATCAAATTATTTGGGGAGCAAACCATTTCATAGAACGCATACCGATAAACAGCAGTTGTTGGGTGTTTTGGGATAAAGACCAATACGGGGACTTTGCTGATGGTGAGTTGGCATGGACATCATTCAAAACTGCAGTAAGAAAGTTTAAATGGACATGGAACGGATTTAGGAAACAGCAACCAGAAAACAGAATACACCCAACACAAAAGCCAGTTGCGTTATATGAATGGTTATTGCACGAATACGGAGCAGAGGCTAATTTGATTTTAGATACCCATGTGGGGAGTGGAAGTAGCAGGATTGCTTGCCATAAGGCGGGTAAACAATTTACAGGATTTGAAATAGATAAAGATTATTACGATGGACAAGAAAAGCGTTTTAATGACTTTGTATCGCAACTCACATTGTTTTGAGGGATGCACTGCCATTGCGCCTAACGGACGAGGGTTGCCGCAGTTAAAAAATATACAATGAAAAAAAATAACAAGGACATATTTTTTAATTGGCGAAGCGAACGTGCAACCCTATGTTACCTGTCTGTATTTTTTTTCAGAAAAGGGGCGGCTGTTTGTATTAAACTTTAAACTATGAGTAAAAAACATAATCACACTAAAGCACTTGTGGCAATCGCTGCACACTTTATAAATAAACGCAAAGCAATAGAAGAACTTCCG